GAGAATGAAGAATATGAAAAACAACGAGAACAAGCACAACGAAGTAATGCTTTAAGAGGTAAAAGAAGGTAATATAGAAGAAATGTTTAAATTCTGATAGCAAGTGGCTAATTATAATGTTGATATTAGTATCGCAATAAAAAACACAGCTAAATTAACTGCATTTAATAAGCAATTAGATAAAACAGCAAAGTTATCTGCTCAAGCAACACAAGGTTTAAAAGAGATAGGTCAAACCGCAAAAATTAATTTAGCGAGTTTAAATAATTTATCTACAGCATTAAATAAAGCAAAAAAAGAATTTAACGATACTGTTTTAGGGACTAAAGCTAGTGTTTTGGCAGCAAGAGATTTAGCTAGTGCAGAAAGAATGGTAAATAAAGAATTAAAAGAAAGAGAAGCTTTATTAAGAAAATTCAGATTTCAAGGTGGTGGAAGTGCTTTTAAAAGTTTTAGTCAATCTGCAAATCAAATAACATCTCCAAATGTTTTAACTATTGCACAACAAAAGTCTATTGATAGACAAAATAGAAAACAAGGAAGAACACCTGTACCTTTTGGCCCTCAACAATTTATTGGTCCATTACCAATGCAAGGTCCACTACCAATGCAAGGTCCGATGGCAGGTCCAAATCAAATGCTTGGTCCTGGAAATTTTAAAGGTAGAATTTTAGCAAATTTAGGGCAATCAAAATTAGAAAGAGAAATTGCTGCTGCTGGCTCTAATCGTGCAAAGCTAGGTGGTGGTTTTAAAGAGTTTAATAAAAACGCTAAAAAAATACAAGCTGATACAAAAAAAATAAGTACAATAGTTGCTCAAAATCAATCACAAGGGATACAAGCTTTTGGTAATCAGCAATTTGCACAACCTATAGGACCAGTTAGACCAGGGCCTTTAGGTCGTTTAGGTATTGGTACAGGTGCAAATCCTAGAGGAATGTTTGCTAGTTCAAGGGGTAGAGCAGGAAGAATTTCTGGCGGATTAAGTAGTGCTCTTATTGGTGGTGGTTTTCCTTTGTTATTTGGTCAAGGTGCTTTGGGAGCAGCAGGTGGTGGTATCGGTGGTGCATTAGGTGGTGCATTAGGTGGGCCATTTGGATTTGGTTTGTCTATAGCTGGTACTGCAATAGCTCAAAGAGTACAAGAAACTATTGATTTTCAAAAATCAGTAGATAAATTAAATGTTTCTATTAAAGCTGCAGGTGGTAGTTCGTTCTTTACTGCAAGAGGTATAAGTCAATTAGGTAAACAATTAGGTATATCAAAACAAGAAGCATTACAAGCTGCACAAAGTTTTGCAGCTTTTGATGCAAATGTTAGAAAATCTTTATTAATTACATTTGGTGATGAAGCAACTTTTGACTTAGTAAAAGGATTAAAAACAAATGTTCAATTATTAGATGCTATAAAAGCAGCCGAAGATAAAATAGGTATAGCTAAAGCAGATCAATTAAGAGATGCTTTAAGAACTGAAGGTAGTTTAAAAGTTCAAAAAAGATTACAAGAAGCGATTATTGAATCTGTAAAGAAACAGCAAATAGGTAATAAAGATAAAGTTAATTTTTTTGATCGTTTTAAGAGTTCAGTTTTTAATAATCAAGCAAGTTTTTCTATATCACCACAGATAACAACTCCTTCTGCAATCAGAGATGAAAGAGTTGACAGTTTACAAAAAATTGAAGAGAGAACAGAAGGTGTTCGACAGTTAGATTTAGCTTTAGAAAGAGCATTAGGTGAAAAGCTTACAAAAAATATTGCGATGGTAAGAGATGAATTAGAAGCTTTAGCTGATCCTATTAACCGTCTAGCATCATTAGCAGATACAGTCGGTAGTGCATTTGGAGAATCATTTAAAGGGATTATTAAAGGATCTATGACTGCTCAAGAAGCCCTTCGTAATTTATTTATGCGTACAGCAGATCATTTCTTAGATATGGCAGCACAAATGATTGCAAAACAAATTCAAATGAAAATATTAGGTATTGGATTAAATTTCTTTAATGTGGGTGGTTTTGCTCCATCAAGAGGTGCTAATAGAGGTGGTACAGATAGTTTTGGTAGAGATTTTGATGATCCTTCTTTTGGTATGCCAAGAGGTCAAAGTGTAGAAAACTTTGCAAATGGCGGTAGGCCACCAGTAGGAAGAGCTTCAATAGTTGGAGAACGTGGCCCAGAGCTATTTGTACCTGATAGAGCAGGAACTATTATTCCAAATAATCAATTAGGTGGTGGAATAAATATTGTTGTAAACGTAGATGCTTCTGGATCAAATGTTGAAGGTGATGAACAAAGTGCTAACGAATTTGGTGAACAGATTGCAGCAGCAGTTCAAGCTGTAATAATTAATGAAAAAAGAGTTGGAGGTTTATTAAGCTAATGGCAGCCTTTCCTATTACTAATCCAAAATATAATTACACAATTTCAAGACAGCCAACCGTTAATGTCGTAAGTTTTGGAGATGGTTTTGAGCAAAGATTAACAGAAGGTTTAAATCAAAATCCTATAACTTTAAATCTTAAATTTGATTTATCTCAAACAGATTCTACAACTGCTATTAATTTTCTTAATGCAAGAATTATAGATGGTGCGTCATTTACTTTTCTCGTACCAAATGAAAACGTAACTAAGAATTTTGTTTGTCAGAATTATCCTACTACTGTTCCTTTTTTAAACAGAGTACTTTTGACTTGTACATTTAGAGAAGTGTTTGAAGCATAATGGCAATTCCTTTTGTTGAATTAAATAAACTTAATCCAAGTTCTATTATTGAGTTATTTGAACTTGAACTCACTGTTGGTTTACATATACCAACTGATAATCCTAATAATTTAGATACTGTATTTAGATTTCATGCTGGTGCGAACTTAAATAACTTTGGACAGGTAATATTTAATGGCAATAGCTATCAGCGAGTAGCTGTTAAAGTTGAAGGGTTTGAAAATACAAGTACAGGTACAATTCCAAGACCTACACTTACTTTTAGTAACTTAGGTGGTATAACAAAAGATACAACAGTTATGACTATGAGTGATTTTCTTAATGTTGTGAATACTGTTACTCCTGGAAATGATTTATTAAATGCAAAACTTACAAGACTTTTACCTTTAGCTTCGGCTTTAGATAATGCTAATTTTGCTACTGGTACGAATCCTTTTGGTACTCCTAGTACAGACAGGTTACGAGATCGTATATATTTCATTGATAGAAAAGCTGTTGAAAACAGACAGATAGTACAATTTGAATTAGTAAACAGATTAGATATGCAGAATAAGAAGATCCCTGCCAGAATCGTCACAAGAGATCTTTTCCCCGCTGCTGGTACATTCTTCTGATGACACAATATTCTTGGGCTACAGAAGCATACTCACACGCTACAGAGTGTTATCCAGAAGAGTGTTGTGGTCTTGTTTTAGATATAGATGGTAAGCATACATATTGGAAATGTAAAAATATATCAAATGTTTATAAGGAGGAATCATTTGTTATAGATCCTCTTGATTGGGCAGATGGTGAGGATCAAGGTGAAGTTTTAGGTGTTGTTCATAGTCATCCTGATGGATTGTTGGAATTTAGTCATACTGATAAACTGAGTTGTAAGTATAATGATTTGCCTTTTTATCTTGTAGATCCAAAGACAGAATCTATTATTAAATTAGATCCAGCAGAAATAGATGATTAAATTAACTATTTATGGTCGATTAAGAAAGTTTATAGGACAGTCTACATTTGAGATAGATGTAGTTAGTCCAAGACAGGCTTTTAGTTTTTTAGTAAATAATTTTGAAGGAGTTGGAGATCATATAAAAGAACAGGAATATTGCGTGATGGCAGGTAAGGTAAGAATTACAGAAGAATTATTAGATTTACAAACAGAAAGCGATATAAAGATAATACCTGTTGTTCATGGGGAAATAAGATTAAAAAACCTTTTAAAAATTGGTTTGGGTGTAGCTGCTTTTGCTCTTGGAGGTGGAGCAACCATTTTAGGTTTAACTGTGGGTGTAAAAGCTCAAGCAGCTTTTACAGCAATAGGTGCATCTTTATTTTTACAGGGAGTTTCTGATTTATTATTTCCACCGCCAACTCCTCCTAGCTTTAAAGCAGACGAACAAGATCCTAGTTTTATTTTTGATGGGGCTACTAATATTTCAAAACAAGGTGTTCCAATTAATGTAGTTTATGGGGAAACATTGATTGGGTCGAATACAATCAGTGCAAACGTTGATACCTTACAGGTGGTAAATAGTTAATGGCTCTTCTTGTTCAAGTTAATAACCCTGCTTTTCGTGAATTGGTTTATCAACAGAACGCTAAGTTACCTAATGGTGCTCTCAAATCTATTGATTTTGTCACCCTTGTAGATATTTTAGCTGAAGGAGAAATAGAACTTAGTGCTACTGCACATAAAAATAGCATTACTGATAAAACTTCTGAAGCATATAAAAATGCCTTTTTAAAAGATTTGTTTTTAAATAATCAACCTGTTCTACAGGCTGATGCTAATCTCAACAGTCCAGCAGTATCAGATTTTAATTATGAAAGTGTAGATTTTAGATTTCAGCAAGGAACTGCAAATAATATTGTTTTACCAGCAGCAGAAACACAAACTACTGAAAAAACAGGAGGAGATATAGGACAGCTTGTAAGTTTTCCGCAGGGAGGTTCAGTTACAACAAGATCTGTAACAGTCAATAATATTAATGTAGATGTTGTAAGAGTCAGAGTAAAGTTTGATCAGTTTTTTAGAATCGACAGTAAATCTGGTAATAGAAAATCTACAAGTGTAAATGTTTTAATAAAAATAAATCCTAATAATGGATCTGAACAAACTATCATTAATGACACTGTTCAAGGTAAAAGTACCTCAGCTTATAGTCGTGATTATGGAATAAGATTATCTGAAGTTACAGGTTATAACACCACAGCCTTAGGACAGTCTGGTGCGTTTTTTCCTATAACAGTCACATTATCAAGAGCTAATGATGAAGGTGATGATAATACCTTTAATACAATGCGCTTAAATGGTGCTACTGAAATTATTGAAGAGGCTAATAATTATCCAAATGTTGCATACTCATCCTTACGTTTTAGTGCAGAAGAGTTTCCATCTTTACCTTCGAGAGTTTTTAGAGTCAGAGGTAAAAAAGTAAAGATTCCTCATAATGCTACTGTCGAACTCTCAACAGGAAGAATTACTTATAGTGGTACATTTAATGGAACTTTTAAGGCTGATAAGGAATGGACAAGTGATCCAGCATGGATTCTTTATGATTTACTGATTAATGATAGATACGGTTGTAATTTACCAGAAGCAGATCTTGATAAGTTTGTTTTCCGTAAAGCCAGTGAATATTGTGGAGAGTTAGTAGATGATGGACAAGGTGGACAGGAACCCAGATTTTCCTTAAACGTCAATATAAAAACACAACAGGAAGCGTTAAAGATAGTAAATGATATCTGTTCTGTTATGAGAGCAATGCCTTTTTATTCAGAAGGCACTATAAAAATATCTCAGGACGCTCCAAAAGACTTTGCTAATCCCAGTAATGTCTCCTTTGATTATGTATTTAACAATGCAAATGTGGTCAATGGAGAATTTGTTTATAGTGGCAGTTCCTTAAAAACAAGATTTACCATCATAAATATCAGTTACTTTGATCTTGAAACTCAACAATTAGATTATGTAACCGTTAAAGATACAGCAGCTATAGCAAAATATGGTGAACATATTAATACCATCAGAACTTTTGGTACGACATCAAGAGGTCAGGCACAAAGAGTCGGAAAATGGTTTTTAAATACACAACAGACAGCTACAGAGACTTGTGTGTTTGAAACTAATATTGCTGCTGGTGCAGTTATAGAGATTGGAAATATTATTGGTATCGCTGATAGAGTCAAAGCTGCAACAAGAAGGGGTGGAGTTGTTAAAAGTGCAACAACTACTGCAATAACTGTAGATAATGTAAGCGGTACTAATCAGCCAGATATCAGTGACTCACCTACAATTAGTTGCTTATTAAGTAACGGTACAGTAGAAACTAAAACAATATCCAGCTACTCAAATAATCAAACTGTTGTAAATGTCAGTAGTGCTTTTTCTTCTGCTCCTGTTGTTAATAGTCCATATATTTTTGAATCAGCAAGTTTATCTGTCACTAATTGGAGAGTGATAAATATAAAAGAAACAGCAAAGAAAACTTATGCTATCACTGCTTTAAGTCATAACCAAAATAAATATGCAGCCGTAGAAGATGGAGAACAATTGCCATCAAGAAATACAAACTTACTTATAAGTATTTTGCCTTCACCTTCTGGTCTTACTCTTGAAGAAAAAATTGTTGTAATAAATAACAGAGCCGTTCCAAAAGTATTTATTGATTGGCAAGCTGTTGAGGGTGCGTCTGGTTACTCATTGCAATACAGAAGAGATGGAGATAATTTTACTCTTGTTAATACACAGGAAACTACATTTGAAATCATACAGACAGAGTTTGAGGCTGGATCTTATGACATAAGATTATTTACTGTTAATGCTCAGGGTCAAAGATCTAACTCTCCAACAGAGGCAAATATAACTGTTAATGCTTTGTCTGACCTACCAGAACAACCTACGAATTTAGAAATTGAACCAATAAATAATTACCAAGTCAGATTAAGTTGGGATTTGGCATTGGCAAAAGATGTCATCTTTGGTGGCAGATGTTTGATCAGACATTCCACAACATCTGTAGGTAGCACTACTTTCAGTAATTCAATTGATCTTGATACAAGTAATGGTAATACAACAGAGGTTGTTGTACCTGCACTTCAAGGAACTTATAGTATTAAGTTTGAAGATTTAGCTGGTAATTTATCTGCCAATGAAGCAAAGGTAGAATTTGCGTTACCAGAAACAGAAGATGAACTTGTAATTAAACAGCAAAGAGAACAGACCTCATTCAGTGGTACGAAAACTAATTTAAGTATTGTATCTGGTGCATTACAACTTACAAACCCATCAAATAATTTATCTGGCACTTACGAATTTGCAAATACTTTAGACTTAGGTGCTGCTTATCAGAATTTAAGACTTAAAAGACATATCAAAAGTGAAGGATTTAATATATCAGATCAATTTGATTCAATCCCTAATTTAGATGTAAGAGTTAATTTTGATGGTGCTGCTGTAGACAGGTTAAAAGGTAGATTAAAAGTTCAGACATCAAATGATAATTCAACTTTTACAAGTTTTACTAATTTAAGAAATGGATCGTTTGTTGGTAGAGCATTTAAATTTAGGAGTGATCTTATATCTGTTGATACAAATGAAAATATAAAATTTACAGAGTTAGGATTTGATGCTTCTTTGCCATCAAGGACAGAAAATAAATATGTTTCTTCTGGCAATGTAATAAGTACACCGATTCAATCTGGCACATCGGCTGGTGGGGTGGATATTGTATTTGGTAATAGATTCTTTACAGGGACAAGCGATATTGGTGGTTCGACTTCTGCATTTATACCAGTGATCGGTATTTCACCTTATGATTTACCATCTGGAGCGTTTTTTGTTTTAAGTAATGTATCAGGTACAGGTTTTACAATAGTGTTTAAAAATTCATCAGATGTAGTAATAGATGTGAAATTTTCATTCCAAGCGTTAGGATATGGTAAAGGTGCTTAATTAAATGGCAAGAGTTAATGCGACAGGTGGAACAGGTTTTGCTGTAGATAATGGTACTGGTTTACAGGTAAGAACAAAGTTGCAGCAGGTTATAGATGCCTTAAGAAGTTTACAGTCAGGTAGTGGCGATCCAACAGTAGGTCTTGGTGCTTATCAACTACATGTTAATGAGGTCAGCAATACCTCACAGGTTTTGAAGATAAGAAATAAGGCTAATGATGGTTTTGTTGAAATTGGAGATGTTGCACAGACAAATTTAGGCATGCTATTAAAAGCTGGTGGTGTAATGACAGGTGTCTTAGGAACATCTACTGGCTCTACTTCTGCTCCATCTTTTCATTTTGGAGATACAGGTACAGGTTTATATAAGAAAGGAACGAACCAGATAGGTTTGGTTGCAAATCAGGCTGAAATATCATTTTTAGATCAAAATGGTTTGACAGTAAATAATCAGAAAGAGCTTAGGTTTAGTGAGCAGACAGGTAATGGAACAAATTATGTTGCTGTCAAATCTCCCAGTGCTTTAGCTGCTAACTTAACCCTTACCTTGCCAACGACAAACCCTGCTGTTGCTGGTTATGCCCTTATTTCTACAGATACTTCTGGAACATTGAGTTGGGGTGTGGCTGGTGGTGCAACTGGTGGTGGAACTAATCAGGTGTTTTGGGAAAATGATCAGACTATTACAACAAGTTATGCAATAACAAATGGTAAAAATGCTGGAAGTTTTGGCCCAATAACGATAAACTCAGGTGTAACAGTTACCGTTGGATCTGGTGAAACTTGGACAATAGTATAAGTATGTTTATAATAAATTTATGAGCCAATTAAAAGTTGACAGTATAGTTCCTAGAGGTGGTTTACTATCTGGGGCTAGTGGTGGAATTATACAAGTTGTTCAAACTCTTAAAACAGATGCATTTTCGACTACAAGTACCTCTTTTGTTGATATTACTGGCATGTCACTTACGATAACTCCTCAGTCTTCTAACAGTAAAATTTTAATAGATGTTTGTATAAATCATGGAGCAGATCAAATTGGGGGATTGAGAGTGCTAAGAGGTTCAACGCCTGTAGGAATTTCTACCGCAGTGTCAGGATCAAATCAAGTTAATGCCAGTTTTGGTGCACATCGTACAAATAACTTAACTACAAATACCGTTGGATGTAAATTTTTTGATTCACCCGCAACGACAAGTGCAACAACATATAAATTACAGGTTTTTATGAATAATAGTCTTAATCTTAATGCTCAAATATTTAATTTAAATACACCAGAAAATCCTAGCAATGAAAACTCAGGTAGAATAGTAGGAACTATAAGTTCTATTACAGCATACGAGGTTTCAGGATGACCTTAGATCATAAAGCTATAAGAAAAGCTTACCCTAATGCAGTATCGATAGATGATGGTACTGGAGCGTTTGATGCTAATAATAATTCTATAATTTTAGATCAAAGCAAAATAGACGAAGCTAGAGCAACCTTAAATGCTGAGTATGCAACTTTAGAATATTCAAGAAAAAGAGTTGAACAGTATGCAAGCGTAGAAGATCAATTAGACATGCAATATTGGGATAGTGTTAATGGAACGACTATATGGAAAGATCATATTGCTAAAGTAAAATCAGATAATCCAAAACCATGAGTACATTATCAGTTGCCAACTTGCAAAGTTTAACAACAAGTACATTACCTGTTGTTAAAAATAGTGCTGGCACAGAAGTCGGCAGATATGTAAGAGCTTTTGTACGTTTTAACGGTTCTGGTACGCCAAGTATAAATTCCAGTTTTAATGTAAGTTCAATAACAGATCATGGGCAGGGAGATTTTAGTATTGTTTTTCAAAATGCCTTTTCTGATGCTGATTATACTTTTACTGTCGGTCATGATGGAACAGTAAATACAGGTCATAGCCCAAATATGCATGCATATTGGACTAACAGAGTTGCACCTACTACAACTGCTATAAGAATGTTATGTTATCACCCAATGGCAAGTAATCACAAAAGTGATGGTCTAAGACTCTGTGTAGCTATTTTTTAAAATATGTCAACATTAAAAGTTAACAATTTACAGGATATAAACGGTGCTAATAATTCAACACCTGAACAGGTAGCACAAGGGAGAGCAAAGGCATGGGCAAACTTTAACGGCACTGGTACGGCTGCTTTTAGAGATGATTTTAATTTTAGTTCTATCACTGACAATGGAACTGGTGATTACAGCCTTAATTACACAAGCAATATGTCAAACGCAAACTACTGTGTTGTAGTAGGCACGAGATCAAGACCGACTGGCAATGTCTATCACCAAATAGTCACTGTGCATGCAAATTCTACAAGTGCAGTTCAGTTAAAAATGCAGCAAATTGAAGGCTCTACCAACTTTATTAGTCAGGTGGATAGTGACACTATTCATTGTGCAGTTTTTGGGGATTAACTATTTATGAACCTCAATAAAATTTAGGATATAATAAAAGAAAAACATTATGGCAAATTCAGATAAAAGAATTATTTATACACAAGATGATGGATCGGTCGCCATAGTTATACCAGCAGATAATTGCAACTTAACTGTTGAGCAAATTAGAGATAAAGATGTACCTTCTGGCAAAACATCTTATATTGTAGATAAGT